TTTCTTGTACACCCTTTCGTGTGTAGAAGAAACCCCACTATGTTTACGAGTTGTTGTGGCCAACGGTACAATGCCAGATTCAAACTACCAGTATGACCTAATGGGGCTTGAGTACAATGTTCCAGTCGAGATCCAAATAGACAAGAAGTACTGGGAGGAGATAGCAGGGTTTGGGACTGCACCACAGAAGAAGGACATAGTGTACTTGGCAATGCCAAACAAACTGTACCAAGTTGAATCATCATACCTAAAAAGAGGATTCATGGAGCAAGAGACCACTTGGGTATGTAACCTACGTAAGTATACCCCAGAGGCGTCCAGAAGAGAGGGGGATGCATTAAAAGAAACTATTGATAAGTACACAATATCTGAACAAGAGTTGTTTGGAGATGCCCAGGAGTATGAAAGGATGAAGCTTACTGACAAGAGGCAGATGTCACCGTTTAACTCAACCGAACGTGACCAGTTTAAAGAACTTGACGATAACCTAAGGGTCATCCCAACAAATGTTGAAATTTATGGAACTATAGTGGCCCAGGGCTTCTATGACATGGCATCATCATCCATGTACAATGCGGTGGAGTATAAGAGCCCGGTAGGCGATGAGATAAAACCAACATATGATAGGGCTATTACTGCTTGGATAAATCCTCAACCCGTAGATGAATCATATGAAGTAGTTTGGATACAAGAAGACCTTACACTAACCCCACCTGCAAACTATAAGATTAAGATAAAAGGCCCTAGACGTTTTGCTGTTGACGATGTGTTCGTCATATCTAAATCAGGATCCTTGAACTTCTATGCAAAGGTTATAGATGATGGGTACTCGTCAACGGGGGTTTATTGGTGTAGGATAGAGTCAAGTGTTGTGAGTCATATGAATAGTGTTAAGCCTAACTGGTCTTCTCAACTGGGGTATAAGGCAAAACTAAAAAATCCTATAACATTACTAGATGGGATAAACACATCAACATCTGGATTTGCCGTTACTATAGCTGCTAACCAGTATGTAAAAATCCAGTATGGTACTCAAGAGCATATGGCTATTTTGGACACACAGCTAACTGATAACACGTGGTATGGTGTGGTAGTCAACATAGGTAATAGTTGGAACCAGTACAACGTGTATGTTTGGGAACAGCACCCATCAGATCTAGATGCCAAAATACGAGTTAAGTTCTACTCTACTATACCATTTACACCTGAGTACACTACAGTACAGAAGTACACTGTGAACAAATCCCCATCATATGTCACAAATATTCGTTTATTCAAGACCACAATAGAAGAAGAGAACCAGCCCAAAGAGTTGCTTTCATACTTTACTAAGGACTCTGACCAAGCCCTGATACTCGATTCATGTGATATACGTTTTAGGGCACCTTATATTTCTAAACAACGCTAATACATAAATGTCATGAAAATAAAACAGGAAAGAGACGAACTGGAGAAGTTACTTGAAGGCAGTTCGGAAAAAATAGGAAAAGAAATAGATGCGTCAACAGCGCCAGAACTACAAATGGGTCCTGCATTTGAGGTAAACTATGATGAACTCCAAAAGGACTGTGAGAAGAAGGCCAAGAAAATGATACACAATGCAACAGGCCTTATGTTCAGCGATGAACTCGTGAAGGACAACCCATACTTAAAGAACAAGATGCAGGTTGACGTAATATCCTTAGCCGGCATGCTATACCAGCTGAACATCAATGAGATGATGCAAAAAGCCCTTATGGAAGAAGTTAGATCCGGCGCAATGCACCCTAGGATGTTTGAAGTGTTTGGACAAATGTCTAAGACTATAGGAGAGTTGAATAAACAACTTCTACAAACTGTTGAGGCAATAAAGTCCACATATAGGGACCTAAAGCAGGACATTCGCGAAAAGAACCAAGATATGGCAGCCATTGGACAGGGTAGTATAACCAAGACCAATGATGGAATAATAGCCTTAGGCACAAAGGAACTCATAAAGGAGACTAAGAAACTTAAAATGTCCAAGGACCTTGACATCCAAGATGTGGATGCCATCTAATACTACTCTATGTCATCACATATAATTTGGAACACACAGACTGTTCTAGAAACAGTAGATAAGCTAAGACAGGGGGCAGATGTTGACCTTGGGTGCTTTCATGATAGGAACCCAGAGTTAAAGGCTGCAAACATCCTATTCCAGCTAACTCATGAAGAAGAGCAAGAGTTCATAAGGTGTTCCTCAGACATAGACTACTTTGTTGAAACATACTGTAGGTTCCTTACTGATAAGGGTAGGACAACTGTTCCACTTAGACCTTTTCAGCACGATATACTTAGTACACTTGGAGACGAGGAATGGCTTGATTCTATAGAAGATGTTGCACCTAAGGTACGCAACTTTATTTTAATGGCCTCGAGGCAGACCGGTAAATGTTTTTTACATACAACAAAAATATATATAAAAAATACAGTTACAAATAAAATTAGTACAATATCATTAGGCGAGTTCTTTGACCTTGTAAGTAAACACCAACAACAAACTAAGCCTACATTAAAGAAAAAACTTTTGCATTCTATAAAAGTGTTTCTTTATAAAGTTTACAATATTTTGTCCTGATGCCATGAATATATAAAATAAATTGTTATGACAAGAAAATGTTTAGTTTGTGGCAAGGAGTTTGAGACCAATGATGGTCGTATTAAAATGTGTTCTGATGAATGCCGCTCTCAGTATAAAGAGTACTTTAAGAAAAAAACTTCTAATGAATTAAGTGGTGTCGAAAATGAAGATTTTATAGTTTGCCAATGGTGTGGTATGAAGGTCAAGAGAATTTACGGCAAGCACATCCAAAAGTTCCATCCAGGAAAAACATCTAAGGACTACTCATTAGAATTTCCTACACACCCATTAACTTGCAGTAGAGATAAAGAGAACACTTCTAAGAATGCTGGCAAGCATATGAAGTCTGAATACTACAAGAGTATGTTCTCCGAGAAGTTTAGGGGTGAGAACAACCCAAACCATAGGTCTAAGACTACAGAACAGCAAAGAAAGGAGATATCCCCTTTTAGCAAAGAGTTCTACACTAAACGTGGCTTGACAGAAACCGATAGAGAAGAATTCATAAAAAGGGCCCTTTCAGATAGGGAATTTGAAACTAGGGTAGACTATTGGGTTAAAAGGGGTCTTTCAGAAGAAGAGGCCATTGGAAAAATTAAAGAAAGACAAATAACATTTTCACTCAATAAGTGCATTGAGAAGTATGGAGAGGAAAAAGGCCTAGAAAGATGGAAACAACGTCAAGAAAAATGGCTTAATAATTATAAAAGAAATAGTTATTCAAAGGTTTCTCAGGTTTTGTTTAAACAGTTGTATGATTTAATAAAAAATAATTTCAATGAAATATATTTTGCAACTATTCATGACAATAAAAGGAACAATGAATACACACTAAAATTAAGTAATAGAATAGTTAAACCAGATTTTTTAGTAAAAGATAATAATAAAATAATAGAATTTGATGGTATTTACTGGCATCAAAATTCAGTAGTAAATAAATCAAGAGAGGAGCAAAGAGATAAATCTATAATGGAAGGAGGATATAAGATATTACATATTCGTGAAGATGATTTCTACGACGATCCAAATGGAACAATAGAAAAATGTATAACATTTATTTATGAGTAAGATTAAACACATACTACGTTCATTTATACTGCACCTTATACAGCGTATAGAGGCGTATGAGAATATGGGTGTGGATATGACCGAGAAGCTTATAGAATCATATGATATTGAAAAATTTGAAATTCAAACAGATAAAGGGTTTAAACCTATTTCATCCATACATAAAACCAAGCCTTTTAGTGTTTTTAGGGTAGAACTACAAAATGGTTATTTTATAGATGCCGCTGATAACCATATTGTATTTGACAGTATGATGTCCCAAGTTTTTGTAAAGAACCTAAGGAGTGGAGATTTTATACAGACTGATGTAGGTTTACAACGGGTTATTAGCATCACAGAGTACTCTCCTAGTGTTTGTATGTATGATGTGACTGTTGACTCTGATGACCATAGGTTTTACGGAAATGGGGTTCTATCTCATAACACAACCACTATAGCGGCTTACTTTGCTTGGTACTTGTGCTTTCATACAGATAGGAACCTTGCTATTTTGGCCAATAAACAGGCGACAACATTTGAAATCGTTAACAAGGTAACTGATGTATTCAAAGGGTTACCATTCTTCCTAAAGCCTGGTATACTTAGTATAGGTGCAGGTGGAATGAGACTTGACAACGGATGTATGCTAACATCTCAGGCCACAACTAAAACAGCAGCTATCGGTTTTGCTATACATGTTCTATACATTGACGAGTTTGCCCATATCCAACAGAATATCGCAAGGGACTTCTGGCGGTCAGTTTACCCTACACTTTCGTCATCTCAAGTTTCACAATGTATCATATCATCAACACCTTATGGTCAGGATAACCTATTCTTTGAACTATGGGATGGTGCTGTAACAGGAAAGAATGACTTTACATGGAAAAGAGTTGACTACTGGGAAGTTCCTGGTCATGATGAAGAATGGGCAAAGAAAATGAAAAGAAACTTTGGCGAAGATGAATTTGCCCAAGAGTTTGAACTAAAGTTTGACATAAAGGCCAATAACCTTCTTGACGGAAGTAACCTAAGTTGGATGAAACGACTCTCCAAGATGTTCTCATATAGAAACGTTAACCTAGACCATACATCTTTGGATAGTGAACTCTACGAGAACCTTCAATGGCGGAATGACTTTAACCCAAATGGCAGTGTAGATAAGAAAAATGAAAGGTATGTGTTGACTGTTGACATTGCAGAAGGAAAGGATATAGATGAGAAAAAGGACAGCGACTACAACATAGCAAGTGTACATAAGGTTAAACTAAAGAGCCTTGCAAAACTAAGAAAACTAAGGAAAGATGAACACCGTATAGAGAACTTGTTTAGACTTGAACAAGTTGGCCTTTATAGGGATAACGTAAAGGATGTTGAGGCCCTTGCAAAGGTGTCAAAGGCCATTGTATTTGACCAACTTGGCCCAGATGTATGTAAAATGGTGGTTGAGATGAACTTCAATGGTAAGGCCTTTATGATGGAGTTCTCTAACCATGATGAGTACTCTGATGAACTAGTAATGCATACATACCATACTGCTCCAGTTCCAGGAGAAAAGCTTCCTCGTAAAAAGGCCGGTTTTAAAGTTAGGTCTGATAAGGACCACTTTGTTAAACTTGGAAAAAGACTTATCGATAGGAAAACAATATTAGTGACAGAAGAAGAAACATACTATGAGTTCAATGCTTTTGGAAAGAGTAAAGATGGGAAGTATAAGGGTATCGCTAGGCATGATGATATAGCCATGAGTGTTCTAAATCTTTCTAGACTTTATCAAGAGAGTGAGTACTCTGATTGGCTGTATGATTTCTTAGAGTCAATGAGCGATTGCCCAGAGAAAAGGCTTGCAATGGAAATTCTAAAGGAACCATATGATGAAGAGGACCTAAGCGATGACTTATTCAAGGCTATGTATGAAGATGACGTTGAGAACAATATTAGGGAGATATTCAACAAGAGTAGTGAACAGTACTTGCGGTACAAGCCCGGAAGGTCATTTTAAACTCAAATATATAATGTAAAACAATGAGTAGGAGACATAAACTGTAATTATTATCCTACCCTAAGTATGATATATAAATTAAAATAAACAAAAATTCCATGGCAAAATTAGCTTTAGATTTATCACAGTTTAAATCTGCTGGAGTATATACGATCGAGGTTGACCAGTCTGAAAGGATTACTGTAACAACACAGTCCCTTAGGTTGGTTCCTGGATTTTCTAGGATAGGGCCATTCAACGCACCTGTATTTATTAGGTCAACAAGGGATAGGCAAAAGTACTACGGAGATTTAGACCTTAAGCTTGAAAGAAAGGGATCATTCTTCCATAGGTCTATAGACACATGTCTACTACAATCCCCTGTATTTGCCATTAACTTGCTTAATGTTAATACAGACCCAGACCTTATGTCAAATGCTGACCAAGTTAGTGTTATAGCGCTTTCTTTGGATAGTAGTTCATACGTTCAGGAGGATGATTTAGGTAATATTCCTACCGATCTTTACATCAACTTCTTCAATAGGGAGAGGTTTTGGAAAGCTGATCCTAAGTACTTACAAGGAGTCATCCAAAATAAGTATGGCGGTGTAACAAACGCAGAGAGTGCTCCATTATTGCAATTTGCTAATGTTGGAACAAGGGATATATCTTTCATTGTCAGAAAGGCTGTTGGCCTACAAGGTTACAGTGTTTATGCAAAGGAATGGTATGGTTCTGACACCAATATTCCGTTCAAGTGGATTCGTCCATTCGACCTTATAAAGGACTATTTTATACAAGTGTACGCCATTGAAGGGGATTGGTCAAAGTACAACAAACTTTCTACTGACCCTATATTCTCTGAGTTCTTTAATTCAAAGGGTATTATACCTAGCAAACTAGGAGATTTTATCAACCTTCCACAGGTAAATCTTGTTGGATCTTGGACTGGTACTATAATTCCTGAGTTTAGGGACCAAACTGGCGCTAACCAATTCATTGAGGACATTGTGAATTCTTCTACTCCATTAACAGGAGTTTTACTGAATGTTAACAACGAGGCTCTTGACCAACTTATTTGGGATGATGTACAAGGCCAGTGGGAAATTGGTGATGGGTCTTCTACTGAAGCTGCCCTTTACACAGTTGACTTAGTTGGACACAACCTTGTTGACTACGCTGGGACAACAAATGTAACTAAGAACTTCTTAAGCTATGTTATAGACGTTTCAGACAACATACTACACACAGATGTTAGTATAGCACTTTATGGATCATCAGGCAAAATATTTACTCTTGACTCTTCAACAACAGCTGTTCAAACATCAATTACTGTAGGTTCGTTAGTGAAGAAGGATAGTACAGATGGAATACCTGGTGTTACTAGAGTTATTTCAAAGGTATTCGACTCTACATTGGGTAAGTATAAAATTGAAACAGCTGAACCTATTTTCAACTATACTTCCAACCCAACAAATATTACTGTACAAAAGCCTATCGATGATGCTTCAATAGCAACAGCATATAGGATGATTAAGATGGAAGGTCTTAACATTACAGCAAACCATTTACCTGGGTATAGCACTACAGGTGCTCCTAATAATGAAGAAGGGGTTGAAAAAATCTACTCAATGTTAGAGGACAAAGGAATCCTAAGAGGTTTAACAAATCCTGACATGATCCAGTATAGGTACATTGTAGACACAATGGGTTATGGACTACGTCCTGAGTTAGGAGGTAAAGTTTACCTATCAAGACTTGCAAAGAAAAGAGGAAAGACAACAGCGATTATAAGTGCTCCATCAATAACTCATTTTGCAAATTCACAAGACCCATACTTCTGCGATATGTTTATTCCTGGAGTTGACCCAAAACCTATATTCTCAACAGAGTGGATTCCACAAGGTGGTAACCCAGACATGGTGAGATCATTTAGGTTCAGCATTCCAACAGAGGATAACGGCGCAAGGTACTGTGGAGTTTTCGGACCATACTTAAAGTACGTTGACAACGATAAGACCATACTTGTTCCACCTGCTGCAGACGTTTCTAACACATTTGTTAGGAAGTTCTTAGGAGGAGACCCATTTGCTATCGTGGCAAATAAGAATGGTATCATTTCTAATGCTAATGTTGGTGGTGTTGAGTACAACTTAGACCAAACAGATAGGGATTACCTAGAACCATTTGGTTACAACTCTATCATAGAGAGACAGTCTACTGCTCAAGTTCTTATCTATGCCAATAGGACTTCATACCAAACAGTTAAGAGTGATTATAACTACCTACACGTTAGGGAACTATTGAACACTATTGAACTACAGGTTGAGGATATCCTAAAGAACTATGTGTTTGACTACAACAACCCTGTTTCAAGGTTAAATATAGTGAACCAGATAACTCCTATACTTGAGTCTATAAAAGATGCAGGCGCGCTTTATGACTATGAAATAGTTATGGATGAAAGCAACAACACAGGAGAACTTATAGACGAAGGATTTGCCATAATTGACATAGGAGTATGGATCAACAAAGGTATGGAGAAAATAGTAAACAGGATAACTGTGAACAAGCTAGGAACATCTAGCAGTGGAGGATTCACAGCGGTCTAATTTATGAATGACTATGACTAGATATTTTTATATTTACAAGACAACTTGTAAAGTAAATGGAAAAATATATATTGGACAACATATTTCTAAACGTCTTAATGATTCCTATATAGGTTCAGGAAAGGCGTTTAGAAATGCTGTTAAAAAGTATGGTAAAGAAAATTTTATAAAGGAAATAATTGAATATTGTTCTTGTCAATTAGATCTTAATGAAAGGGAAATTTATCATATAAAACAGTTTAATTCATTATATCCAAATGGGTATAATTTAACAAAGGGAGGAGATGGAAACTTTGGATGGATACCATCAGATGAAGTTAAACAGAAGATACGCGAAGCACACATAGGTTTTAAATATTCGCCTGAATTTTGTATAAAACGTTCAGAGCTTACAAAAGGACCAAAAAATCCTAACTATGCGAAGAAGATGTCTGAAGAAACAAAAGAGAAAATAAGGAATTCAATCAAAGGATTTAGACATAGTGAAGAAACAAAGAAAAAATTGTCGCATAAATTAAAAGGCCGAAAATTAACAGATGAACATAAGAAAAAAATAAGCGAATCCAACAAATTAGTTAGCCGCCCTGGTAAAAGAGGATGGCATCATACTGAAGAAACAAAGAAAAAGATAAGTGATAAATACAAGGCAAGATTGCTCTTACAAAAACAAGATAAATAAAATAAAATAATACTATGGCAGATTTCAAAAGTCAAGGAAGTTTTGGGTTACCACACTGGAAGAATTCTAGGGCCGCTCAGGAACTTTATGAACCCATATATCTTAATTTGTTCACAATCCAAATAGCTCTACCTGTTGGTGTAGGATCCAGCGATGAGAACACAAACCTATTGCTTGAGAACGTTCAGAATATAACAGGCCTTGTTTCGCACTCTTTCCCTGGTTCACCAATGGAACAACAGTACAAATGGGCTACAAGAAGGTTTGCAGGCGCTAAGCCAGATAAGACCACCATGGATATTGGGTTGACCTTTGAGGTAAACTTGGATAACAACAAGAGTGCGTATGTTCTTAAAACACTCAGGAAATGGTGTGATTTAGTGTATGACCCATTAACAGGACGTACAGGTCTAAAAAGGGACTACGTTGCAAGTAACATGCTTATCACTATGTATGACAGAGCAGCCAACCCATTCTGGCAATGGAAATGCTACAATGTGTTCCCAATTTCACAGTTACCTGCGCCTGAGTTGGCGTATATGAGCGACGAGCACTACAAGATTGAGAACTTTACACTTGCAGTAGACAGCTGGGATGAAAGTATCATCTAATCAATTAGTTATATGACATTTTAAATGCCAGGTTCTTAAATGAACTTGGCATTTTTATTTTACTAAAACTTAGGCAGTACCACATCATATAATGCTAAACTGTGTGTATATGAAAGCATTCATAGTCATCTTAATTTTGCTGCTAAGTTCATGTAGTGAGTTTGTAAATACTCGTAATAGGATACAAGAAAACCAACACGAAAGATATGAATTGATAAAAAATGGAAAGCAAGTAAATGGTTTTAGTATCTCAGTAATGGAGTATGACAGCTGTGAGTACCTAATCATAAGCACTGAGTTTAACCAAAACATAACACACAAAGGTAACTGTAAGCACTGTAAATCTAAAAAATAATATATGGGACGTAGCATGATACCCCAGTAACACTTGAGCTGTTTTTGAGGAGTAAGATATATATTTAGAACTAATTATAACATATGGATAACAACAACGAGGAAAGATTAAAACAGTATGTAGAAGAGGTGGAAGGCACACAAAGTGCTCCTCCTATGGCTACAGTTACACCTATCAATAGGCCGTCATCTGAGGTGGGTCCTAAGATTACAGATACCACAGATGTTAGGAAACCGTGGGAAAGGGACCCTGCACAGGTGCAATTTGCTAACCAACTAGGATGGCAAAGACTACCTATAACAGACCTTCCTACACAAGGTCTATTCTACCCTGAAGGAACAGAGGTACTCATTAGGGCTGCTGTTGGTGGAGAGATACGTCACTGGTCTACACTGAATGAAGACAACTTCTCTGCTCTAGATGATATGTTGAACTACATCATAGAGAGGTGTGCGAGGATTAAGTTTCCTAATGGGGCTTCTTCATGGAAAGACATTAAAGAGGTTGATAGGTTCTACATTTTACTTGCCATTAGGGAGCTTACGTTTGTCAATGGCGAGAACCGCTTACAAGTGAAAACCTCTGAGACCAGTAAGATTGATGTCACTAAAGACATGGTGGACTACATTACGTTTGATGAGAGGCTAATGAAGTACTACTCGCCTGTTGATAGGATGATCAACCTAAACTTTAGGAATGGGCGAAAAATCCAAGTGACCATTCCAACTGTAGGCGTTACGAATTGGTTGAAAACCTATATCAACAGGAAGAAACAGGCCAATGAGGTGATCGATGAGGACTTCATATCATTTGCCCCATTTGTAATTCCTGATTGGAGGGGTCTATCAGATGATACCTATGCAAAAATGGTGGTTGATTCACACTCATGGACGCCAGCAGAGATATCAATGCTCACAGAAGTTAGGAGAATTTTCATAGAAGCCGTTGACCCTGTAGTGAAGTATAGGGACGAGGAAGGAGGTGAGCGCCGAGTGCCATTATCCTTTCAAGGCGGGATTAAATCTATTTTCCTTATTTCAGATCCGTTTGGAGAATTGGTTTAAGATTGAGTTCATAAGCACGTACAAGCTACATATAACTCCACTTGAACTAGACCAAATGGAGTTCTACCGGATAGAGTACATGATGAAGAACTTTGAAGAATCATTGGAAGAGGAGGAGAAGCAGTACAAGAAACAGCAAAAGGAGTATGAGAAGTCATACAAGACAAGTTCACCTACCCCTAAATCTCCTACGCAGAGTTCAAGTTATGGCGGGTTTAAGACCCCTAAGGTAGAAATGCCAAGAATGCCATCACTAAAGGTCCCATAAGGGACCTTTGGTCATTTCCTAGGTATAGTAATGAGTACCCTAGATATATAGAAAAAAGAAACTTAGTATGGCAAAAAATGCCAATGACCTACTACAAGGAATCCTGACTACTCTAACAAAGATAGAGAAAAAGATGGACCAAAAATCCCAGAAATCAGATTCTGGGTCAGGGGGCGGGTCGCCAAGGAGTAACCTTAAGGATAGTCTCACTATATTTGCTGGATTAAAAGCATTTGCCTCAGTAAAGGAAGAAACCCGTAAGTCCTTTTTATCGTTTATTAAGGATATGTCTAAAATTGTTGAGAAGGATAAGGGAAAGAACCTTATTAGTTTTTCAGACGGACTAAGTAAAATCTCAACAGCACTTCCTGAATTAGCCAAAGCGCTTAAAGAACTTGCTCAAATACAGGAAAAACGAATGGATAGGGTATTATCAAATCTTCGACGTCTTTATGATCTTATGTATGAGATGGGAGATGGAAGACGTAATAAAAAAGTTTTGAATGCTATTAATACGTTTGACAAGATGGGAAAGTCTTTAAAAAATTTAGCCAAACCATTAAAGGATATAGCGCTTTCATTTGCATACTTTGGTATAGGAATTTTAGTATTTGCAGGAACACTAATGCTAACTGCCGCTATTCTTAAACTTGGCTCCCCTACTGACGTTTTGTTATTTTTAGGAATAACTATAATAGCATTAGTTGTCTTATTTACTACAATGTACTTAGCAAAAAAACTAATAGGTGGTGGAATAGATGTATTATCTAGCATAGGAACTGCCATGACTACACTTGCCTTAGGAATAATTGCGTTTGCCTATACTATATCAATGATACCTGTCATACTGAAAAATGAATCAGGTGGCTCTATCGCAAAAAGTTTAGTGATAATGGTTGGTATAGTTCTAGCCATGACTGCTATGTTTGCTATTCTATCCATGGCTGGGAAAATGACCAAGAAAGGCCTCATCTCTGTTATGTTCATGTCAATAGGTATAGCTGTTCTAAGCTTGGCCATTATGGCCCTTGCTTATACAGCTAAGATGCTGGCTACTGGGTTTACACCTGCAAAGGGAACAAAGGAAGAAAAGGATGAGAACAAAAGGGCTGTCATTGGTGGTCTTGGGATGATAGGCCTTGTCATACTGTCAGCTGTTGCACTATTTGCGTTTCTTGGTATTCCAGCTGTTGCAGCCCTAGTCGCAACAGGCAGTGTTGTGGCCATTCTAATGGGTATATCATTGATGGTTATGTCAAAGAGTATACAAAAACTTGTTAAGGTTGCCCAAGAAATGAAAGGTGTTGACATAGCCCAGTCATTGAGTGGGTTAATAGGCGGAACACTACAAGGATTCCTTGACGGTCTAGCACCTATGACAGGGAAGGCAAGTGATCCTGTGTCTAAACTATTCAACTTCATAAAGAATAGCTACAAAATTTTTGCTGGAGTAGCAGTGCTTATGTCTATGTCAGTAGCACTATCAATGTTTGCAAAGGCAATATCAGCATTTGCAGAATTGAGTAATATGAGGGTCATTGAAGGGACTGATAAGGATGGCAAGCCTATATTTGGAGAAAAAGTCAACTTAACAAATGTGGCCAATACAATAACATACTCAATATCAACATTCTTACGAGCACTTATAGATTCTACCGATGGCCTAACAAAACAACAGGCCAAGGCCATTAAGAAAATGGGAAGAGCACTAACTGGTAAGAATGGTATTATCTCAGCTGTCATCCAATTCGCGGAGGCCATGAAAATATACGCCCAATTCGGTGAAAAGAATGAAATTGGCTATGTGGAGTTCGACAAGGATGGTAAAGAGATACACAAAAAAGTTAAGGCAACTGTTGTTGTTGACAACATTATAGGATCCTTCCTATATTTCACTGATAAGTTGTTTAATAGATCAGACGCTGAATTCGGCGATGGAGAACCAGATGAAGCAGGTATTTCTGGCAGACAAAAGAGAAGAATGAAGAGAATGGCTAAAGCCCTTGTTGGAAAGCATGGTATCTTAGGCGCTATTGTACAGTTCTCAGAGGTGTTGAAAACATTTGCTGAATTTGGCGAAAACAACGAGATACCCATATTGAATGATAAAGGTGAGCCAACAGGAAAGAAATTAAAGATAGGTGACATTGCTGATAATATAGTTGGCGCGTTGACTACTTTTTCTAGTACACTTTCTACTAAGCTAGAGAACGGAGATGTGAAGAGCGCTACTAAGGCCCTATCAAAGTATGAGGACCTTATAGAAAACCTAAATGAACTATCATCAGCCATGGATGGGCTAACCAAGATGTCAGCCGCCGTGTCAAACTTGGCAGAGGGCATAGGGCAACTTGGTGTAAATGTTGATAAGTTAAATGCAGACAAGTTGACAAAGATACTGGATAAAACTGCTGCATCAGGCAACAAGATAGTGTACGTTAACCAAACAGAAACAGTAGAGAGAAGACGTCAAGAGTCAACATCTAGGGATACAGGATCAACAGAGAGTACATTTTCATCTGAACAGCCCCCCCAAAGATCTTCATTTAGACAACAACAGACATCAGGAAAAGAGCCTGATTGGAATGAAATATCACAACGTATTGGAGAGGCTGTTGGAGCAAAGGTTGCAGCAAGTCTAAAGGCTGGACATTTTGTGTTCGAGTTTGATACAACGAAGAGCGGAGGCGTT